CCAGCAGCCATACCTTTTGACTTCATCATACCGCCACGGCGCATGCCCTTTTTCTTCATCATGCCGCCACCTTTTGCAACCTGTGGTGGATTCTTCTTTTTCTTTGCTTTTGACTTTGGCTTTCCTGTCTTGGGATCTAATTCTTTAATTACTATAGGCATATTACCCTCCTAGGTAAAATGTGTCGTATGGTACAAATTTTAACGCAGAGGAATCAGTGTCCTCGTTTGCTGCCAGTTCAAACTGGAACTCATATTCCTGCTTTAGGGGGGCAACCCTATTTGCCACTTCTGGTTTCTTCATAGCTATATAATACGCTAATCCTGTCACCAGACAAGGCACAAACCTAGGTGGTACAGCGGCTGTACCAGATATGCCGGAAGTTATCCCATCTATCCCCAGAAGGTAGTAATAAGCGAGCGTATACGATGCCGCACTGTCTGGTACAGGCCAGAGAGTAAAAGTTGTAGACGTTGCCAGTCTCTGCACAAAGATCTGCGAAGGCTTGCCTTGAGCGTTTTTATTGCTTGTTTTAGCGTATGTAGAAACCGAAATCCTCTGAACGTCAGTATCGACTTGATTCGTGCCAGTACCTGTACGAATTTGTTGCTCAATAAGGTCAATCGTTCCCGTAGGTAACGTATAAGTTGCTGTGCCTGCTGTAAGAGCTTGCGTCCCAGCATTGATAGTCCACAAATTAAGTCCACGATTTTGCCACTCCAATGTTAAAAGGTTAAAACTCCGCCTAGCGGTTTTAAGATCATACCCAGTTTGTAAAGAGAGTCCCGCTCTTTCAAACGCCTCTTCAAATATCTCTGGTAGGTCGGGTGTTACAACAGCCATTATTTGACCTTCCTATGCGGCTTTACTTTAGCTCGTATCGTTTTAGGCTGCTTTGCAAACTGCTTACCAGCCTTAGTTGCTTTTCTTTTAGCACGGGTGGTGGCCGCATATTCCTTAGACGAGAGGGCTTTAATAGCTGATGCCGGAAGATATCTTTCTCCCGTTGCCTTCGGCCCTTGTGTGGACGGCTTTCCACTCTTGGTTCTCCACTTCTGCTTAGTCCAAGACTTCAAACTTCTTTGCGATTTTTTTAACGGCATAAAGTTCCCTATAACTTTTAAACATTAAGAGCTGCGGCTACCGAAACCATTAAAAAAACAAAAAGACCAATGATTATTATTGTAAGAGCAAAAATACCCAAACCCATTTTTATGTTATTTTCCAACTCTCTTTGTTTTTTTATCTGCTCTCTTTTGGCTGCTGCCGCCGCTTCCTTTGCTTCCCTTATTCTTTTGGCCCTTTCCTCAGTTATACTTTTCCAAGTACCGTGACCAAACCTCATATCAACCATAGAGGCTATTTCCTGCATTTGCTCTTTAGCAAGTTTTGCATTAATAACCTCAGTTGCTACTGATTTTACACCAAATTGATCAGCAACACCACCAACACCTGATTTTTTACTTCTTAACTTCTGTACCTGTTTTTCACCCTCAAATAAATTATCTATATAACTTGCTATATCACCCACATCATTAGCTGTGCCGATAGCACCTTTAATGCCATCAACTGCCGCCTTGAATAATGATATACCCGCGAGGGTCTCTGCAATCATATTATCTAAGTTCCATATCTATGCAAAAACACTGATCTTTTTCGTTGTCAAAGCCATGAACCGTACTAGCCACATGACACTCAGATATGGTGTCATGCATACTTATTATTTCTGTTTCTATTTCAACTGACGAAGTATTAACAACGGCGCAAAATAATATATATCTGAACATCTAGTCTCGGTATCCACCGCCAGCTTTTTTATAAGCTGATGCCATCATTTGCGCTTTTCTTGCTGACCACTGACCCGGAGCGCCACCTTTTCCGCCAGCCTTAATTCTATTGAATATTCTTTTTCTTAACGCGGGCTTTGTGTAGTTTCCTGCTTCATTAACACGGGACTTTGTCTTGCCGCCCTTTTTCATTGGCTCAACATCACCACCAGACTCATATCTACTTGCCCTCATGGTAGTGGGTTTCAAAGGCTGGATTCCCTTAAATCCCTTCGTGCCTTTTGGCGTTTTTAACTTTGGCTTTCTTTTTGTTGTAGACCCACCCTCTCTTAATTTAAGAGCAGATAGTGTCTTGGCCTGACCAGCATGTGACTTAGAGGCTTTCTTTAGAGCCTTTACTACTTTGCCAACCTTCTTCTTTACGTTTCCGCCTGACTTCAATTCTGCTTGTCTGGCTGGGGTGGCAAAACCCTTGCGGGATTTATTCAAATCTTTCTCAATCTTTTCTTTTGCGGCCTTTTGCCTTGCTTTGGCCCTTACTCCAGTTGCTGGAGTCTTTGCCCTAACGCTTGCCATATAATCCTTGCCAGCAGATCTTACCTTTGCTGCACCACCAGAACTAAAAGAAGAGGCCTTCCTATTGTAAGACCCCTTACCTTTCTTTGGCTTTACTATGCTTGGTTTAATTTTTTTTACAGCTTTAGCTACTGGGTTTTTTACAGTTGCACTTCCCCCACTCTTCATAGCTACTGGTTTTTTGGTTGGACACCTTCGCACAATACTTCTCCTTGACAACAATCATCTATTACAGATCCACAAACAACACACTGATCGTGACCATGTACATTAACTGTTTTTAAGCTGCCTTGACATCTAGGACATCTGGGGCCGCAATGCTCCTTAACCAAAGAATGTTTTGACTTTGTTTCGCTTGTTGACATTCTTTTTGTGTTTGCCGGGACGGCGAATCCGTTTCCGCTTGATGTGTACACTTTCTACTCTCCTCGCCATTAGGACTTCCTATTGGCCTTTCTTGCCGTGCTTGTTCTTCTAAACGATCTATTAACAGACGCTCTAACAACCTTTAGATTAGATGATCTGTTGTCCCTTGGGTTGCCATTTTTATGGGACACATCTTTTCCATCACCTTTAGACACTCTGCCATCAGACATCATTTTTCTTCTCGCAGCATTCCTACTAGCCCTTTTCTTTTTTTGAGACGGCTTGCTTTGATAATTTTTATACTCAGATGCGTAATCCCTACGGCGCATTACTTTGCCCTTGTTCTTCCGCGCTGTGCGATTCCATCAATCGGACGCTTACGCTTCATGGCACCACCTTTACTCATTGTCATTGGTGTGGCTGGAGCAAACTGACCGGGATCACCCATAGGGTTTTTCTTACCCATAGTTTTAGCTGCTGCTGCTGGCGCAGGAGCGGAGCCTTTCTTTTTATTTCTTAATTTTTTTGCTGCCAACTGCCCCAGACCAAGAGCGCCACCGCTCATAATTCCCTTGTCTTTTAGAAATTTCAAAGCTGGCGATGATGTCAACAAACCCATAAACGCCTTTGTTACTGGCTTCTTTTTCATTTTTTTAGGCATCTTATTCCCCTTTAACTGTTTCTGCATTGAAGCTCTACTAATTGTCATTACAGTAATCTCTGTAAAAATGGAGCAAGGATCACAAGACCAACAATCCACCATAGACGCTGATCTAACTTGCACATGTGACCCTTATGGTCATCAAGACGCTCTTCAATGCGTTGATATCGCAGATTGCATTCGGCCTCATGCTTCACAAGCTCTGCCATAACCTGTTCTACAGTAAGTTCCTGAACTTGCTGTTGTTCAAGTTTCATTAACATTTCCACCGTTTTCTTGCTTGCCTAAGCCTGCTATTTGGATTCTTAGCAGCCTTTGGAAATTTTTTCATTTGACCTGCTGATCTTGCACAGAATGACTTACGCCTTTTAGCAGACGCGCTACCCGGCTTTACCTTGCCTGTGACGGCAGTCTTTAGCTTGCTTCCGGGATTTGCAGCCCTGTACGCCTTGACTCCTTTAGCGGTCATTCCCGCGCCTTTTTTAGTGGCGCGAAAATTACCAGACTTGACCGATGTTCTTATCGGTGTTTCTTTTTTCCTAGGCATAGAAAATATTCATCATATCAATAGTACCCACTGTGTACTTGATAGAAAGCCCATTCTCAAAAACAATGCCATCTTCTGGGATTGTGTTATCTAGCGTTGTATTGTCAGTTCCAATGGTTCTGGCTTTAAATAAAACAGTCCCATCTTCAGGAGTGCCGTTAATAAACTCAATTACACCAGCAGTACCACCTGAAACGATTGAATATCCTTTTAACCTAACTCGACCGCCAAAAACAGCCTGCGCGGCAGAGGCGAGAGAGCCTACTTTTATGTTTGCCGCGAATTGTGCAGAGCTTGTAATAGAAGTTACTGTTTTAAAAAACTTCGTTCCATCAACCTGTGCGGCTGAACCCGTTGAAACTATTACTTCAGTGAGCGCATTATCAAAAACGTCTGTGCCAACAATAGTATTAGTTTTAGCATTGTCACCAGTGCCTGTTGTGGTAACACCAAGAAGCCTTGCACCTCCAGATGCAAAAGACGAATTTGCTAGGGTTGCTGCCGTGTTTGGTCTAGCTGCCGTAACAATGAAATCATCGTCTGCCGCCACCTCATCGCTAATGAGTTGAACCTTTACGTCTGATCTTGCCATTTCAATCTCCTTATAAAAAGGAGAGGGGGATTAACCCCTCTCATTATTAGGCTTCGTAGCCCATCAATTCAATAAAGAGTTTGCCAGCAGAGTAATCAGCGTCTGTAGCTGCGCCTGTTGTTAGATACAAGAACTGATCGGCAGCGGGGACGGCAGTAAAGTAAACTTTACTTCCTAGTGTAGCGTCACCAGCATTGACAAGAAGCGTTTCAGTCAAATCACCGATTGCCCCATCCTCAACACCTGTGCCTTCT